AGATGGTTTAGAAAGAATGATAGGTCAAAATAGGTATCCAGAATATTTATTACCTTTTAAAAAATATATTGACAGAGAATTAAAAGAAACAACAGATTATGAATAACAGAGAAACACAAAAAACAGAAGAACAAAGGTTCGAATTCGGATTTTACATTAATGATAAAGTCATTTGTAAGAGACTATTTAACGTTAGAGATTATAACCCAAATGTATTAAAATCATTGGAATTAAGGGAATTAATGTTTAACATTATTAACACAGAATCAGAAGATGGTCATTTAGGTATTATACCAGAATATTTAAAGAATAAATCATTAGAATATTTATGGTCAAATTATGACCCATACTCAGAAACAAATTCAGAAATTTATAGAGGTGTTGATAAAGAAGATAATTATCAATTTGAAATTATTGTTGATAAAAAAATTGTGACAAAAGGTCAGTTCTCAGGTTCTTGGTTCCCACCAAAGGTTAGATATCAAGTGAATATAAAAGATTTAGTTCCAGATATTATGTCAGAAATTAGGAGTTTTTTTAGTCAAAAAGAATATAAAAAAAATTACGCTCAAGTAACACTTTAATTGTATTTATTTAAACATAAAGAATGAGTAAAATTGATAAAAATAATTTAGCATTCTTAGGGTTTGAGTTTCAATTAAAATTTGTGTTACAACTAATAATTGATAAGAAATTTGCTGATGATATTTTAGATATTGTTAATCCTAATTTTTTTGAAGACCAAAATCTAAGAATAATTGTTGCGGTAATAAAAGACGCATATGACCAGTATGGAACAACTCCAGATTTATCTGGTTTAGGAAGTAGGATTTTATCATTAGCAAATGATGATATTGAAAGAGATTTATTAATTGGCACCTTAAAAAAGGTTGAAGATATTGGAGTTATTGATGCTCCATACATCCAAGAAACATCTATGCTCTTTTGTAAAAGACAAGAGTTAAGAAAAGCAACTTTAGAAATAGAGAAGATAATTGAAAGTGGTGAATTAACTGATTTTTCAAAATGTGAAGAGATTCTTAAGAAAGCCTTAGATTATGGTTTACATCAAAATGAAGATGTAAGTCTTAGCGATATTGACGATATATTAGCAGATGATTATAGGACACCAATTCCAACTGGAATATTAGGTTTGGATATAATTATGGATGGTGGACTTGGTAGAGGTGAATTAGGTATTGTTTTGGCTCCATTTGGGGTGGGAAAAACAACGTTCTTAACCAAGGTTGCTAACACAGCAAAAGACTTGGGATATAATGTACTTCAAATATTCTTTGAAGACATGCCAAAGGCTATTTGGAGAAAACACTTAGCTTGTTGGTCTGGTCATGAATTAAATTCATTCAAAGACCATAAAGAAGAATTAACAGCTTTGGCTGAATTTAAAGATTCGGCACCTGGAATTCTTAAGTTAAAGAAATTCCCAAGCGATTCAACTACAATGCCAATCATAAAGCAATACATCAAGAAATGTATTTCGGATGGGTTTAAACCAGACATAGTTATATTAGACTACATTGATGTGGTTCAATCATCATCAAACGAATCAGATAATAATGTTGCTGAGGGTAAGATTATGCGTCAATATGAGGCAATGGCATCAGAATTTAACTTTGTGGCTTGGACTGCTGTACAATCAAACAGAGAAGGTGTTGGTGCTGAAGTTGTTGATGGTAAGAAAATGGGTGGGTCTATTAAGAAAGCTCAAATAGGACACTTTATTGTATCAATTGCCAAGACACTTGACCAAATGGATGAAGCGTTAGCTAATATAGCTATTATTAAATCTAGGTTTGGTAAGTCAGGTACTATATTTGAGAATATCAAATTTGATAATTCAAGAATTCAAATCGAAATAACTAGTAACGTTAAGCCAAAGACAAACAAAGAAATGGGTGAATCAAAAGATAAAAATGCTATTAATAGAGTAACCCAAATTTTGCAACAATCCAAAATGAAGAATTTTTTAGATAATTTAAAACCAACACAAAAAGAAGATGGAGAAGATACTTACCAATAACCCTAACAGGTTTGTTTTATACCCTATAGAACATAATGATATATGGGGGTTTTACCAACAACATGAAAATGCTTTTTGGACCGCAAAAGAAATTGATTTAACAGAAGATATAAGTCAATGGGATAATTTAACTGATAATGAAAAATACTTTATAAAAAATGTATTAGCTTTTTTTGCTGCAAGTGATGGTATAGTTAACGAAAACATTGCTTTGAATTTCATTAATGAAGTTCAATATACCGAAGCTAAGTTTTTCTATGGTTTTCAGATAATGATGGAAAATATTCATTCAGAAACTTATTCTTTATTGATAGATACCTATGTTAAGGATACTGAAGAAAAAAATAAATTATTTAATGGTATTGAAACACTACCAGCAGTTAAAAAGAAAGCTGAATGGGCTTTAAAATGGATTTCATCTGAATCATTTATTGAAAGATTAATTGCATTTGTTGCTGTAGAAGGTATATTTTTTTCAGGGTCATTCACATCAATTTTTTGGTTAAAATCTAGAGGTATATTACCAGGATTATCATCAGCAAATGCTCTGATATTCAAAGATGAGAATTTACATTGTGATTTTGCAATTCATTTATTAAATAATCATATTGAAAATAAACCTTCAGAGGCAAAAATAAAAGAAATATTATTATCTGCGTTAGAGATTGAAAAACAATTTGTAACAGATGCGTTATCTGTTTCATTAATTGGTATGAATTCTAATTTAATGAACCAATATTTAGAATATGTTGTCGACCAACTATTATATAAGTTGAATTGTCAGAAACATTTTAATAGTGAACAACCATTTAAGTTTATGGAACAAATAGCAATGGAGAGTAAGACTAATTTTTTTGAAAGAAGAGGTTTGGAGTATCAAAAAGCCAAGACAGATGAAAAAATAACATTTAGCGAAGATTTTTAATAATATGCTTAAAATAGAAAAAAGAGATGGTGGTTATGTTGCATTTAACCCAAAAAAAATACATGATAGAATTCGTAAAGCAGCAAAAGGTTTAAAAGTAAATGTAGACACAATAGCTATCAATGTAATGACTGCAATGCCAACAGAAGGGATTGTTAAAACAAGTCAAATTGACGAGGCAGCAGCTGGATTAGCATTTTCATATACAGCTAGCCATTATGATTATAGTTTATTAGCAGCCAATATAGCTATATCATCTTACAAGAAATCAATAAAAGATGGTTTTTATGGAACCATGATAAAGTTATCTGAAAGCAAGGTTGTAAATTCAAAATTAATTGAAATTATTGAAGAATATGGTGTTGACAAAGTAGAGTCTGCTATAGTACATGATAGAGATTTTAACTTTGATTATTTTGGTTGGAAATCATTACAAGAAACATACCTTCTAAAGAATTCGGATGGTGTATTGGTGGAAACACCACAATATATGTATATGAGAGTTGCTTTGTGGGTAACCAATTCATTTGAGGACGCAATTGATTATTATCATGAGTTATCCAATAAACTAATTTCATCAGCAACACCAATAACAATCAATAGTGGAACACATAACCCACAATTAGCATCATGTGTTCTTGTTTATAATAATGGTGATTCAAGAAATGGTCTTTTAAATACATTAAAAGATATTTCAGTATATTCATCAGATGCGGCTGGTATTGGTTTATCATTAAGTAACATTAGAAGCAAAGAATCTAAAATAGCAAAGTCTGGTGGAAACGCTGGTGGATTATTAAAATACGTTAAGATTGTTAATGAATCACTTAGATTCTTTAATCAACAAGGTAAAAGACCTGGTGCTGCTGCAATATATATCGAACCTTGGCATAAGGATATTATAGATTTGTTAGATATTAGAAAAAACAACGGAAAAGAAGAATTACGAGCTAGAGATGTATTCACTGCACTATGGTGCCCAGATAATTTCTTCAAAGCAGTTAAAGAAGATGGTGATTATTATTTATTTTGTCCAAATGATATAGTTAAAAATAAAATAAAACCATTACAAGAATGTTATGGTGAAGAATTTGAAAAAAATTATAATAAGGCTGTTGAATTAGGGTTAGGAATAAAAGTTAAAGCTTTAGATATTTGGAAGAAAGTGTACGAATCAATGGTTGAAACTGGTACACCTTACATGTTATCAAAAGATAATGTTAATAGAAAATCAAATCACAATAATATTGGGGTTATAAAATCTTCAAATCTTTGTTCAGAAATTTTGCAGTACACTGATGAAACAACCACTGCGATATGTAGTTTATCTTCATTAATATTAAAGAACTTTATAAAAAATGGTGAGTTTGATTTCAATAAATTAGGTGATTCAACTAGAAAAATAGTTAAGTCATTAAACAAAGTAATCGATATCAACCATTATTCAACAAAAAGAGGTGAGAAGGGTGGTAGAGAACAAAGAGCAATTGGTATTGGGGTTCAGGGGTTAGCCGATGTGTTTTTAATGTTAGATTTAGTATTTGATTCACCAGAAGCAAAACTATTGAATAAAAAAATATTTGAAACAATATACTACTACGGTTGGTTAGAGAGCATGGAGTTAGCTAAGAATAACACATTCAAGGTATATGATTATTTCGAAGGTAGTCCTATTCAAAATGGTGAATTTCAATTCAACTTAGCTGGATTAAGTGATAATGATTTAAGTATGGGGTATGATTGGGAAACACTAAGGAAAGATATAAAACAATACGGTGTAACCAATAGTTTAATTTCAGCAATTATGCCCACCGCATCTAGCGCAAAGGCCACTAATTCATATGAAATGACAGAACCAATTCACTCAAATTTATTTACTAGAAGAGTTTTGGGTGGTGAGTTTATTATTCCAAACAAATACCTTATGGAAGACTTAGAAAAGTTAGGTATTTGGTCTGATAGAATCAAAGACGAATTATTGATTCACGATGGGTCAATTCAGAAAATAAATTTCAATAAATATTTGAACACTGATGATAAAAATTATGATAAAAAGGTATCTAGAGTTGAGTTTCTATTAAAAAAATATAGAACAATCTATGAAATACCTCAAAAATCAATAATCGATATGGCTATAGATAGGGCACCTTTTATTGACCAATCTCAATCAATGAATATTCACATGGCTGAACCAACCATATCTAAGATGACTTCATCTCAAATATATGCATGGGAGAATGGGTTAAAGACTTTATCTTACTACTTTAGGACCAAGGCAATATCAACTGGTGCGAAGCATTTAGGTACTGATATTAGTAAAATAAATGATGATTTACCACCTAAACCCAAGGATAGTCAATTTGATTGTTTTGGATGTTCGTCATAAATATGTAAAATAATCGAAAATTAGTTATATTTATGATATATGGCTAATGGTAAATATATAAACATACATTATCCCTTTAGAAATAGTTCTAAGGGGTTTTTTGTTGATTTAAACGAAGATGATGATTCGGCAGTTAAGTCAGATTTAATTCATTTGATATTAACTCAAAAGGGTGAGCGTTATTTTAAACCAAAATTTGGGACTAACCTGCTAAAGTATATATTTGAACCAAATGATAGTATAACATTAGCTGATGTTAATAGGGAGATAAAAGAAACAGTTAAATTATACTTCCCAACCCTTACAGTAAATGAAATAACGGTAGAACCATCCGATACAAATGAGTACTTAGCAACAATAACTATTTCATATACTATAACTGATGGTGTATTTGAAAAAACAGATATAGTTACCATAAAGGTTTAATTTTTCTTTACATAGTTTTTTAATTGTAGATATTTATATTAAAAAAGTATGGCAAATCCAGTAAATTATTCAAGTAGAAATTTTAATGACTATAGAACTGACTTAGTTAACTATATAAAACAATACTATAGTAATATTTTCACCGATTTTAACGATAGTTCTGTTGGTATGATGTTATTGGAGTTAAATGCAGCTATTGGTGATAACCTATCATACAATACAGATAGGATGTTTCAAGAAACTCAACTTGATTTCGCTCAAGAAAGACGTTCATTGTTATCCATAGCTAGAACTTATGGGTTAAAGATTCCAGGAAAACGTCCATCAGTAACCATTGTTGATTTTTCAGTTACAGTACCAGTAATGGGTGATTCATTTGATTCATCATATGCGCCACTGATTAGAGCTGGGTCACAAGTTACAGGTTCTGGTAAGGTTTTTGAATTAATTGATGATGTGGATTTTACATCACCATTTGCACTGGGTGGGGTACCAAATAGGTTAGTTATACCAAATACGAATTCTAATGGTAACATCGTTAATTATACCTTAACAAAAAGAGAGGTGGTTATCAATGGATTCACTAAGGTATTTAAGAAAGTAATGTCAGTAGCTGATGTTAAGCCATTCTTATCAGTTGTTTTACCAGATGACAACGTTTTATCTATAGAGTCAATTATAACTCTAGATGGAACAAACTACACAAAAGAACCAACTCTAAATCAATTTTTATCACCAACAAATAGATGGTATGAGGTTGATTCATTGAGTGAAGATAAAATTTTTATTGAAGATAACACAACAATTTCTGATAACATATCAATAATACCTGGTAAATATGTGTCAACAAACCGTAGATTTATTAGTGAATACACTGATTTAGGTTTTACCAAGTTAACGTTTGGTGGTGGAAGTCAAGACATAGGTTCAATTTGTGATTTTGGTGTTAGTACACTACTTACAAATAAGATAGGTAATTTTATCAATAATATGGCCTTAGGAACTACCCCAACAGCCAATACAACCATGTTTATCAAATATAGAGTTGGTGGTGGATTAGTCTCTAATTTAGGAACTAACATCATAACAGGTAAAGGTAACATGACTATATTTGTCAATGGAGCAGACCCAGCAATAAATAATTCAGTAAGAACATCTCTTTCAGTAAACAACCCAATACCAGCGTTAGGTGGTAGAGATGAACCATCTATAGAAGAAATAAGAAACTTAGTTAAATATAATTTTTCTAGTCAAAATAGATGTGTTGCGATAAAAGATTATCAATCAAGAATTGGGTTAATGCCAGGAAAATATGGTTCACCATTTAGATATGGTGTCTTTGAAGAACAAAATAAAATTAAAATTTACACTTTAGGTATAGATAGCAATGGTAAACTTAATAACACTTCAACTAACACATTAAATACAAACATATCTAATTATTTGAGTAATTATAGAATGTTAAATGACACTATAGAAATATCTAATGGTAAGATTGTTAATTTAGGTTTTGAATTTGATTTATTATTGGATAAACAATACCCTAAAAGTCAGATAATTAGCGAGGTAATTTTAACCGTTAATAATTTCATGAACATCAATAATTTTCAAATGGGTGATAACATTTACTTATCAAACTT